AAAATTAGCGCATAGTAAGAAGTTAGCCCTCCGTTATTTAGACGAGAAGAAAGTGCCACTTACAGAGCGATGCCAGCCAAATGCCGTCTCACGAATACATTACACCGTGCAGAAGGCCACTGATCTCCCGGATGACAACTTTCTGTTCTCAGAAACGAACGAAAAGCATAACATCACGTCTTTTGTGAAAGCTCCGGGTATCAGTTGGAAACAAGTAATACTTGTCACCGCCATTCTATCACCAGCTTTAGTGAAATGGGGGGTACTTGCCAACATGAAAATAAACCTGTCCCTCTGGAGCCGTTTAGCTATACTGAACGCCCGGATCTTGGCCAGTGGAAGTTATTTAATGTTAAAGTCGCTAATCCGAACGTTATATCGAGCCCTGCGTGCAATCGCCGCCGATATCTCGAGTGGGCCTGTCCAGCATTGTTACACCGCAATCCGACAGTGGTTATGCAGCATTGTCCGCATAACGTCTATGACTCCATCATCCATAGATACCTCAAGTCGACTCCTCAGCCGAGCTCCATTCATTGGGGGCTGGTTGAGCGCCTAATAGACAGGTTGGCAGTACGCACCGCAGACGAATACGTTCCGTTTGATGGTGCAAATTATTTAAACCGCAAAACCGGCAGAGTACGTGCGAGATACGCTGCAGCCCATAGAGATTTACTGAGAGACGGCTTTCAAATGGAAAGAGATTCAGATATCAAGGGTTTTGTGAAGTTAGAACGTTATTTCGACGAGACAAAGGCACCGCGCATGATATTGGGTAGAAATCCTAAATTCAATGTCATGTACGCACAAATCATTGAACCAATAGAAACTGCTTTCTTCAAATTAGATGAAGTAGCCAATGGAAAAGATCATCATTCCATGGGTGAAGCGTTTGCCAAAATAGCAGGCAGATGCAGGCATTTCGTAGAAAATGATATGTCAAAATATGAATCATCGCAAAGATTCACGGTCCTTAAAATAGAATTTCTCTTCTATTACAAATTATTAAAACTTGTCGAACCGTCCACAATTCCACTACTTTATAAAGCTTATGCCATGTGCTTAGTTAATAAAGTGAAGACATCAGTTGGAGTGATGTTTTCGTTTATCCTTTGTCGTGTTTCCGGAGACTTGACTACTTCTTTAGGAAACGGCGTCATAAATTTGATCACCACGCAGTACAACCAAATCATGAACACTTGTGATTACAAAAGCTGCGGATTAGATTTATGTCAGAATCCACACTGCAGAATGAGGGATATTCTTGTGAAGGGTGACGATGGCGTATTAGGGCGCAATCCGAACCAGAAATTCGAAAATTATTACAAATGTTTCGGCCTTGATGCTAAAATCGTGCTCAAGGAATCAGCTGATGAAGTTGAATTCTGCTCAGGCGGGTTCATCGAAGTCGGCGGAGACCGTTATGTTTACGTCCAAAAGCTACAGAAACTTATAGAGTCTCTAACAACATGCATAAATCAAGATGCTTTAGACCATGGATGGGTCAGCCAGTACTACCAAAGTCTGGGTCTCATGTACAAAGTAGTGTACAGAGGCGTCCCAATCTACGAAGCTATCGCTGATTTTCTGCTTCAGACTAATCCCAAGTTAGGTGTCAACACGAACTTGGTTAGTAGCTACAATCTATTGGATGCTTACCAAGCCGAGCATCACGCTGTACCTATCGACAGCAGTACCGCACGATTATCTGTTTCACTAGTGAATCAGATGGATTATGCCGAATTAAATAGAATTGAAACATGGATGCGTAGTAACAGATTAGAATTCCCGGAACATCTTAAAAAGCGCTGTAACACTAAAAACGTGAAAGCAGCTGATGTTCCAACCATTGATTTCAAATATCTAAACGATCAGTTCATGAAATCGAACTTGACCAAAGATGTTCAAAACTGGCACAACAAGCTTGTCGGTCTTAGTAGGGTTAATTACTAAGTTGAAATCAAACAACAGCTCTTCCCCGTTGGGGTACCC